TGATCGAAACCCGCTTTGCCGAGGGCAGCCGAGTAGAGGTCCGGCGGGCGCCGCGTCTGAACATGGCCCTACCCGCGAAACCGCCCGCTCCGTGGACGTGGGCCCCAGCGACAATCATCCAGGTTGACGAGGTCCGTGCGATACCGGGCAACGTGCTCGGGTGGCGCTACGTTGCCAGGATCGACGGCGGCGGCCTGACGAATCTCACCTACCCTTGGCATGTGAGGCGGAAGTGAGCGACTTCGGGATCCCCGCGTCGATAACGACCACGATCACCCTCACGGTCACCGCGGACATCGAGCAGCGATGGAAGGAGCAGCAACGTCGCTGGGCCATGCTCGAAGGTGAGCACTCCGAGAACATCCGCGACGCCATCAACGCCACACTGGCCCCCGAGATCGCGGCCCTCATCGAGCTGACCCCAGACATGAGCGCCAACCCGTTCAAGCAGGTCTGGCAGGAGCTCAACGTCCTCTACATGGGCGCCCCCGACGTCACCGTGGAAGGCCAGGAAGACGCCGACCTGTCCCTCGTGGTCACCGAACGGCTCTGGCCCCAGATGCAAAAGGGCGGGCTCTACACCTTGGGCATCAACGAGGCGCTTGTCCGGCTCGACTGGCCCACCCCGGACGAGATCGCCGCGGGCGCCGCTGCCGAGGTGCAGTACCGGATCGTTCCGCCCCACAAGATCGGACGCATCGAGGCCGCCAAGGGACAGCCGGACGTACCGGCGGCGCTGGAAGAGGCCCGCCTCCGAGTCATCGACGGCACCCCGCTCTGGACATGGGACGTCTGGGACGTGCGCGATCCCGCCAACCCTGTCTTCCGGATCGAGGTCGACAAGGCCGACGGGGCCAGCGGGCGCGACGACATCACCGAGCAGGTCGCTCCAGAGTTGGCCGAGAAATACCCGTACATGGACAAGGGCGGCGCCCCGATCTTCCCGTGGATTCTCCGGCACGCAACGGTCGGGAACGACCTGTTCAGCACCAACGCCGGCATCGAGCTCGTCTCTGGGTCCTTGACTCTCGCCGCGATGTGGACAGATTGGCGCCAAGGGTTCTCCAACTCGGCGACGCCCAAGATGGTGGGGATCGACGTCGAGGCCCCGGCAGGCGTCGTCAAGGAGATCGCAGGCGTCGGCGTTCGGTACATCCCGACCCACCGCGACTCACTGACCCTGCTCAAGTCGACCCAGGGCACCGGCGGCACGGTAGCCACCCTGCAGCCAGGCATGGACCCTGCGGTCGGTGTGGCGGCCCTCCGGAGCTACGAGGAACGGCTCGCCATCGGCGCTGGCCTGTCCCCCAGCGACCTCCAGATCACGCAAGGCCAATCCGGATACGCGATCGTGGTCAGCAGGGCGGGGAAGGTCGAGGCGCGGCGGCGGTACACGCCCGCTGCCACGTTCGCCGATCGCCTCATGTTGGCGACGGGCGCCCGGATGTCCAACAGCTTCGGCGGGACGAACCTCCCCGAGGACGCCAAGTCCTACTCGATCAGCTACCCGACGCTGGCGGCTGACCTCGACGAGCAGAAGAAGCGGGTCGACCTTGCCGCGTTGAAGCGGGATCAGGGCTTCGCTGATCCGATCGAGGCCATCCGCGAGGCTCGGCCCGAGATCGAGTCCGACGAAGAGGCCGCCGAGATCCTCATCAGAATCCAGCGCGTGAAGGACGACATCGCCCAGCGCGCCCAGACACCCGAGCCAGGAAACGAGCCATGAGCGATCCATCCGCCCCGGCAGCACCCGCAGCGCCACCGCCCAACGGGATGCCAACCCTCGCAGCAGCTCCGGCCGCAGCGCCCCAGGTCATCGTCCAGCCTGCCCCGACGCCAGTACCCAAAGCCGAGGGTCTGCCCGCCTCGGTCCGTGAGGAACTCAAAGCGGGGCGACAGGCCACACAGCAGCTCCAGGCCGCGAAGGCCGCCCAGGCCAGCGCCGAGGCCAGCGCCAAGCGCCACCAGGAGAACAGCGTCCAGGATATGCACCTGTACAGCCTGGGCTTCGTGGACGCCGAGCAACGCCGGTTCTTCCGTCAGAACTACCGGAGCGCCACGGCCGATCAGGACAAGCCGCCCGAGTTCGGCAAGTGGCTCGAGTCCGTCAAAGCCTCGCCCCTCTACGCCGCCCAGTTCGCCTATGTCGACAAGACAGCGGCGAAGGCTCTGTCAGGGGCGACCGCGGAGACGAAGCTCGCTGCAGCCATGGCCATCGCGGAGGCCGAGGGCGACCCCGACAGCAAGGCAGCAGCCATCATGGCCGCCCTCAAGGGTGAAGCAGCGCCTGCTGCCGTCCAGACTCCCCAAGAGCAGCTTGCGGCCCTCCTTGCCCGGATGATGGGCGGCGAGGAGGGGAACCAGGTGCCCGGCAACCCCAATTCCGGCGTCATCCCATCGTCTCCCCCGAAGGTCTGGACCAGGGCCATGTGGGAGGCCGAGGTACGGAAGGCCGGCGGCTCGCTGAAGCGGGTCCCCGAGCACATCCGAAAGTCAGCTATGGCGCAATTCCCGTTCAAGAGCTGATCGGCCCACCACGGGAACGGTTGCGATTCAGCCGCCGAACGGGTAGCGTATACGGAACAGTCACCGGTTCTTCTCTCCGTCATGAGTCGTAGGCGCACGAAGCGACCCACGACCGACGGAGTCTCCCGATGGCCAATGAAATCACCCACGCGCTCCTGCAGACCAATGGTGGTCAGGTGGCGAGCGTCCTGTCCCCGGCTCTCGTCGATCAGCTGTTCGACCCAACCGACCTCCGGAACCTGATGAGCTTCGTCCCCTGGGACGTGGTCGGATCCGACACCCTGGACGTCACCCAGGACGTGGTCCCGGTCGCCCACGCCGCAGCCTCCAGTGAGACCAGCGGTGGGCAGGCCAACACGGCCTACACCACGAGCAAGTTCTCGCTGGCCATTGCTCGCTACGTGATCCAGTACCAGCTGACCGACCTCCTCGGCATCGCTGGCGGCCCGATCGGCATCGATCAGGTGGCCAACAAGATCAGCCAGTCGATCGGCCTCACGATGACCGACCTCCTCTGCGCCCTGTTCGGTAGCCTGTCGAACTCGGTGGGCACCACGACCGTCGACCTCGTCGTCGATGACGTCTACGACGCAGACTTCCAGCTCACGAGCTCGAACGTCGGCGCCGAGCGCGCTTGCGTGCTCTACCCCGAGCAGATCAACAACTTCATCGAGAGCCTTCGCGGCGAGACTGGCACCGTCCAGTTCCAGGACGCGACCGCCGAGATGCTGGCCGCCAAAGGACCAGGGTTCGCCGGCCGCTGGAAGGGGATCGACTTCTGGCAGAGTGACTCGGTCAACGCGGCGAACACCAACGCCGACAGCGCTGGCGCCATGTTCGGGCCCGGGTGCTTCTCCTACACGATGGGGCCAGCCTCGCGGATCCTGTCCGCCGGCCACGTGGCGACCGATGACATCATCGTCAACACGGGCGACTTCTTCATCGAGCGGAACCGCGACAGCACCAACGGCATGAGCGCCCTGATCGGGAACTTCTACCCGGCAGTGGTCGAGTCCGAAGACGCGCGCGGGGTCGGCATCATCACCGACCGGTAGACCCAGAACTGCAAGGAAAGGAGCCACCCATGCAGCAGACTCGCCACTTCAAGCAGCCCACCAAGATCCGGCGTTCCGAGTCGACCGTCGAAGGGCTGAATGTCGGCAAGCCAGACCCAGACTTCCGGTACATCAACTACCCGGAGTCCTGGACCTTCCACGAGGCCGAGGGCGGGTGGCTGCCCGAGGCGAAGAAGGTCGTAGCGGTCCGGGGCGCGAATGGAGTGGGCGAGTCCGGGGACCTCTCCAGGCTGATCGGTGGCGTCATGGCGAAGGGCGGCACGGTGATCGAGCCGTCCGACCCGAGGCTCGGGGAGTTCATCGACTACGTGGCCTTTTACGAGACCACGGCCGGCAAGAAGCACCACGTGTTCAGCTTCGCCACCGCGGCGCAGCTCCGATCGGGAAAGGTGCGGTGGAATGAGGACGTGAATGCCGACTGGATGCGATTCCGTCGGTGCCTGCGCGACTCCGGGATCGTCCCGCCCA